AAAGGTGGTAAAGTATTGGTTTTAACTGATAGAAAAAAACTACTGCATCAAGCTACATCATCATTCCATCATTTTGGAATACAGCCACAACATATTACAGCAGATACTAAGGAAGTTACTTCATCAGCCAGATGTACGGTAGCAATGGTAGAAACATTATACAGAAGAAGAGAGGCTTACAAGGCTTTTATTCAATCTTGTTCAATGATCGTAATTGATGAAGCCCATAAGACATGCTTTGAAAAGCTATTTGAGTATTTTAATCCCAATAGTTTTATCATTGGTGCTACTGCTACACCATTTAGAACTGGTCAGCAATCTTCAATGGATGTATATTACCAAGATATTATTCAAGATATAGATACACCAGAATTGGTTGCCATTGGTAAGCTATCTAAGTGCAGAACTTTTGGATTGGATGTACCTTTGGATAATGTAAAAAAGACTGCTGGAGATTTTAATGGTAAATCTTTGGGCCAGATGTATGATGAAAATAGAATATATGATGGTGTAGCTGAGAATTACATTAAACATGCCAATAATACCAAAGCTATTTGCTTTGCCTCCAGTATTCAATCTGCTGAGAGATTATACCATGAGTTGATGCAGAAGGGCTTACAATGCTATCTAATCCATTCTAATAAATCAGATGAGGTAAATGATGGGGTCCTGGAATACTTTGGTAATTGCAAGGCTGGAGAAACCAATATCTTAATCAATGTTGGAATCTTAACAGCTGGTTATGATTGCCCAGATATTCAAACCGTTATTTTATACCGAGCCACAACATCTCTACCTTTATTTTTGCAGATGGTTGGCAGAGGATCAAGAATTACTCCTAACAAAGAATCATTCATATTACTGGACTTTGGAAACAATATCAAGCGGCATAACTTTTGGGAAGCACCACGTATTTGGGATTTAAAGAAGAAGAGAAAAGCAAAAGGTGTAGCACCTATAAAAGAATGCCCAATGTGCGAATCATTTTTACCAGCATCTGCAAAAGAATGTGGGTATTGTGGCCATGAGTTTAAGGAAACACCAGAAGAAAAGAAATCTAAAAGGATAGCAGAATTAAAAGAGTTATCAAGAAATGATATCTTAGATCAAGACTTGAAAGATAAGGTATTGCTATGTAAAGCAAAGGTAATATCTCCATTTTGGGTTTTGCACAATCTAAAAGATATTGAAGAAGCCAGAATTTTTTGTACTTTAATGGGGTATAAAAAAGGTTTTGAGTATGCAAACAAGAATAGATTCAAAGTTTTCCAGTAGTGAAGAGAGAATACAAGCATCATGCTATACATGGTTCCACAATACATTTCCAGATTATAGAGGATTGCTTTGCTACAATTTGAATAATTCTGCTAATGCTATTCAAGGCAATAAGAATAAAGCTATGGGAGTACAGCCAGGAAGGGCTGATTTTACCTTTTATTTTAAGGGTAGAGCCTATTTCATTGAGATGAAAACACCAAAGGGAAAACAGCAAGAAGTACAGAAGAATTGGATGGTACAATTACTCAATCATGGCTTTGAATATCACATAATAAGAACTAAGGAAGATTTTAAAACACTAATAAACAATATTACCAATGCTTAAAAACTTATCAAGCCTCACAGAATTTATGAACAATAAGGGAGGAGTTACCGTAAAAAGAGGAGAGTATATCTATGGAGATTATGTATTCATTTTAGAGAATAAGAATGATGTACCATTCTTTGAATCTTGGAGTTATTATGTGGCTATCATACAGAGTTACTTAACAGATGCCACAAAGTACATTAAGAAAGCAGATATACAGAGAAATAGATTGGAATTAATATTATCACAAAATAAATAGAAATGGCAAACATTAAGTTTTACAGAAAAGGGAATTACTGCATCATTGAAGATTCAGCTACATCATTATACCATGAGGAACATGCATCTAAGGTATATGTTAAGAAGGGTGCATTAGCAGATACTTCTTATTACATTACATTAGGAAGCCAAGCAGAATATAGAAATCAGCCAATTGCTGAAATTCAAGATGAATCTGGATCAGTTTATTCTCAAGCAGATTTTGAGAGGTTCTATCAAGAAGCTACTGGTGATCATTTAACAGATGTATCTACATCATCTACCAAGACTTCTGTAACTGCATCTAATACTTCACAGCAATTAGTAGCAGCGAATCCAGATAGAAAAGGAGTATGGATATCTAATTTATCTGATAAGAAAGCATATATTTCTTTTGGAAGTGGAGATGCTACTGATGCAGATGATTCATTAATTATATCAGAGGCATCAGCTTATATTGCTACTACTGAGGAAATCAGAGTAATAGCTGAATCTGGAGTAGCTGGTAAGATTGTAGCAAGAGAATTATTGTAATATGATTAAAGGAGATAGAATTTTAAGCGTAGGTACTCCAGCTGGTGGTGGTATTAGCATTGTTTCTAATGATCCAGTTGCCTCTGGTGGTGGAGGAACATTCGACCCAAATCCTCCAATAAGCACATCATTAACTTTTTATTTTGATCCAGATACAGAGGCTTATTCTGATGCTGGTGTTACGTTAGCAGTTGATGGAGATAATATTAGGCAATGGAATGACCAAAGTGGTAATTCTATAAATGCATCAGAAACCACTGCAAGTAGGCAATTGGTATATTATGAAGGTAATTTAAACGGATACAATAGTCTATATAAAACTGGTACAGCACAAAGAATGCAAATAGGTACTGCTCAATATCTTGGCACTTCTGAAGATTTTACACTATATACCGTATTTAATAGAGCAGATTTGAATAATCTTGCCCACGTATCAAGATTTTATGCAAGTAAAGTAGTTGATGGTTCAACAAGTGTATCATATTGGGGAAGAAATAATGTAGAATCAAGTGTAACTGGTTTATCTTCTTCCGTTGGTTCTACCGTTATTAGATCGTATGTATTAGATAGAAGTATTCAAGATTTTTTAGTATATGAAAATGGTAGCTTGATAGGAACTAATACAGATGTTTCTGGTAGTAGTCAATTATGGTTAGAATATTTATTTAATGGTAATAGTTACCCAGAAAGTGGTAGTGCTTACTATGGCATAATTTTATTTTATAGGGGTGTTGCACATGATTCAACAGATACTGCTACTATGCATGATTGGTTAAATACTAAATATTCAACATATTAATATGAAAGCAATATTATTTACACAAGAAGATACAGCTGGATTCAATGAATTACAAGAGAGGATTCATCTACACATGATTTCAAAAATTGGAGTGGATGGATTCCATTACTCTGCTGATTGCTGGGCCAGAGTGGATGATGCTTATATCTACCAAGACCAGCTTTGTATGCCAGTTAATGAGTATGAACCAGTTAGATACGCTTACATCTTGGAAGTATTAACACAAGAAGAAAAAGATTCAATTGTAGATGTACCCATCAGTAACTAAAATACTGGATAAAACTAAGGATAAGAAAGGCTTAGAAATGTGGAGGGCATCTGTTGGTGATGCTGAAGCTGATAGGATTATTCAAGAAGCATTCAAGAGAGGTAGATTATTAGACCATAATGTCCAATTATACGCAGACCAAAACCATTCTAATAATCCTCTTTTGGATGACTTCTTAGAGCCTTACACCATCCAAAGCACAGAACAGCAAGTAGTATCAGAGAAATACTGCTATGAGGGCCGTTATGATGCTATTTTAGTTAGAAATGGTATTACCTACATCAATGACTTTAAAACAGCCTCTAAGCCAAAGAAATTAGAGTATATTGAAGATTATAAGCTACAAATAGGTGCTTATTATGGTGCATTGCTTGAGCAAGGGATTAGGATAGATAGAGGACTTATTGCTATATTTACTGATAAAAGCTATCAAGAATTTATATTTTTAGGGGCTGAAATGAGGCAATTTTATAAAAGGTTTTTGAACAGATTGAAGGAATATTACGTATTAGTAAATATTGAAAATGGCTAACACATCTGGACAATATAAAAAGCAGTTGATTGATGCAATGGAAAAGTGCTTAGGGATAGTATCTCAAGCATGTAAGCAAGTTGGTATATCCAGAACTACTTACTATGAGTATTACAATACTGATCCGGACTTCAAGAAGGCCATTGATGATATTGAGAATGTTGCATTGGATTTTGCTGAATCATCCTTGCATGAGCAGATAAAAGATAAGATCCCAACATCCACAATATTCTACTTAAAAACAAAAGGAAGAAAGAGAGGGTATATAGAAACAAAAGATATCACTAATAATGGTGGATCATTTACTAATCCATTTGAAGGACTTACATTAGAGCAGCTGGAGAAACTTTCAAAATTGGGTGATGATGATACAGCTGAAGATATTGATTAAGTCTATTACTACTGATAAACCAGCTTTAATGATGGCAATACTCAAAGGAAAAGAGTATTATCATAGACCATTCTGTATCCGTTTAGCAATAAGAATTTTACATTTTAGAAAAAAATTTTAGTTTTTTCGTAACTTTTATTTGTTTATTCCGTTTATTATTGTATATTTACACTATAACAATAAAACAAAGGAACAATGGAAAATTTAGAGCAAATAAGAGAAGAAGTAAAAGCAATTGATTTAGGAACTACTACAAGAACTTCTCAAGGTCAAAAGCAATATTTAGGAAGGCTTTTAAATCAAATGGATGAGCCACATAAATTTGATACAAGCGACTACGCTATGCTTTACAGCTACATCAAAGAAACTTATATTTTCGTAACTAATAATTATTAAAAACAAGGGGCTTAGGCCCCATTTTTTATGCTTATGAAACAATGGCAAAAATATTTAGCCGTATCAGTAAACAAAAACAATAGACTTATGGAACAATGGATAGTATTTAACAATGGAATTAATGGTATTATGAAGGGCATGGTTGTATATGCTGATGGCCTTGAGGACGCTAAGCATAAAGCCAATACACTTAAACCAGCTACATGGGATGACTTAAATGTGATGTGTAGATTCACAAAATCAGAAAGCAATCCTTTCAAATCAAAGATATTCCAAGTGATTATGAAGGATGGACATGGAGAATCAATTATCAATCAAGATTTGCTAAGTATAGAAAATTATGAGTATCTTTCATTTGTTGGGTAATGGACTGGAGTAGTAATATAAAAGTTAGCAATGAGGATAATATGGCCCTAATGGCACGTTATCCAGATAACCATTTTGATTTGGCTATTGTTGATCCTCCTTATGGGATTGATATTAATGTAAACATGGGTAGAAGAAAAGGGGATAAAAAAAGTGATTACCATAAATTTGCTGGAGAAGATAGAGAAACACCCAACGAAAATTATTTTAAAGAGTTATTTAGAGTATCTATAAATCAAATTATCTGGGGTGGAAATTATATGATTGAAAATTTATACTCTTCTCCTTGTTGGCTGTTATGGGATAAAGGATTTAGTGAAGATGTTACTTTTGCACAGTATGAAATGGCTTGGAGTAGTTTTAAATCAAGTGCTAAAAAATATGATTTTAATGCTGCAGCAAATAGAAACAGAATCCATCCTACACAAAAACCAGTAGCATTATACAAGTGGCTTTTAGATAATTATGCTAAAGAAGGTGACAAGATTCTTGATACACATTTAGGCTCTGGAAGTATTGCAATAGCTTGCCACGATTATAAATTTGATTTAACAGCTTGTGAATTAGATAGTGATTATTATAATTCTGCGTACAAGAGATTTAAACAACATTCAGCACAACAAGCATTGTTCTGATGATGGACTTAGAGATTACATATAAATACCTAATTGATGATGGAACTTATGAGATTGAGTTTCTTGATTATGATGGTAATAAGCAAACCAGAATCTTTGAATTTTGGAGAGTATGGAAGGAAGGAGAGAACGGTGAAATCTCCCTTTTTAAATCTGATTGTGGAGAATATAATATCTGGGTAGAAACATCTATGGGAGAAGCTAATGAAGATTCAAAGATCATAAAGATAGATGATAAATAAAGAGATAAGGAGATACGCTAAGATAACAGCTGCACAGAAATCCTTTTGGCATTTCCAGAAGGCTCTTTATCCAGATTTCTTTACAGATGATAAAGCACATCTAAAGACTTTATCTGATACATTACAAGCAATATATGAGGGCAAAGTAAAGGATGCTGATGGTAACCCTATCAAGAGAGTAATGATTAATATGCCACCAAGACATGGTAAATCATTCAGCTTAATAAACTTTGCTGCATGGGTATTGGGTAAAAGCCAAAGCAATAGAGTAATTGCAGTATCATATAATTCATCATTAGCTGGAAGATTCTCCAAAGGTGTTAGAGATACAATTGATACTGAGAATTTGGAGTTTGAAAAGATTGGAATGAATGATGTATTTCCTAATGTCAATATCAAATACGGTGATTCTTCCAATTCCATGTGGAGTTTAGAGGGCCAACACTTCAACTATCTTGGTACTGGTATGGGAGGTACTATTACTGGTATTGGTTGTAATATTGGAATAATTGATGATCCAATAAAGAATGACAAAGAGGCATTCAATGATAGGATATTGGATGAGCATTGGAAATTCTACACAGATACATTCTTATCCAGATTAGAGCAAGGCAGTATTCAAATCATTAACATGACAAGATGGGCCACAAAAGATTTATGTGGAAGGATATTGGAAACAGAAGCAGATAGATGGCACATCTTGAAGATGGAAGCCTATAAGGATGGCCAGATGCTATGCCCAGAGTTATTAAGCTATGAAGATTATCAAGATAAGAAGAGTAAAACATCTCCAGCTATCTTTGGTGCTAACTACATGCAAGAGCCAGTTGATGAGGTTGGAAGGATGTATAAGCAATTTAAAACGTACAGCCATCTTCCAGAGGGGCAAAGATTTAACTATACAGATACAGCTGATACTGGTAGTGATTACCTTTGTAGCATCAATTATCTGATTAATAATGATCAAATCTATATCTTGGATGTGCTTTACACCAAGAAATCAATGGAATATACTGAACCAGCTGTTGCTAAGATGCTGGAAAAGGATGGTATTCAGAAGGCAAGGATAGAGGCTAATAATGGAGGAAGAGGCTTTGCAAGGAATGTAAAGAGGCTTTTAACCAATAATTTTACCGTTATTAAGACATTTACGCAAACAAAGAATAAGAAA